GGTCATTTGGTTTTGTTTCTGAAAAAGATTCATGGGAAGAAGGCGAAGCTGGTGTTCAAAAACGATCTATTGAAGAATTAGAGCTTTTAGAAGTTTCTATTTTGGATATGACACCAGCATATGTTGCCACTTCAATTGAAACCAGAGGCGAAAATACAGCCATGATTGAAATGAGAAGTGAAGAAGCAGCTGTAAAAACAGTTATGGAAGAGGATACAGAAGAAAGAAACAACATTATTAAACAAATAAAAAAAGTTTTGGGGGAAAATTAACATGAATTTAAAAGAAATCTTAAACGCATCTTTAACAAGAACGAAATCTCGATTAGCAGAATTACAAGGTAAAGTAGAAAAAAATGAAGTTCGTTCAGAAGAATTAGCAGCAATTAAAGCTGAAGTAGAAGGATTAACAAAGGAAGTACAAACTATCACTGATGAATTAGCCAAATTAGAAGAGGAAGAAGAAGAAAAAGATCCAGACAAAAAGAAAGAAGAAGATCCAGATAAAAAAGAAGACCCAGCAGCAAAAGAAAATCCGAATACACAAACGCAACTATCAGAGGAACAGCGCTCTGTTATTAGTGCAGCTATTGCAGCGGCTCTTTCTACCGAAGGTCATAAATCTACTAAAAATAAAAAGGTAGAGATTCGTTCGGCATTTGCTAATTTTGTCGTTGGCAATATTTCAGAAATGGAAGCACGTGCTTTAGGTATCGAAATTAACAATGGTTCTGTTACTGTTCCGGTTGAAATTTCCAAAGAAGTTATCAGTTATGCGCAAGAAGAAAACCTATTACGTAAATATGGTACTTATGTGTCTACAGATGCTGATATAAAATACCCTGTACTTGTTAAAAAAGCGGAAGCAAATGTATCGAAAACAGAACGTGCGAAATCAGGTAAAGAAATCACACCAACTGATATTGAATTCGATTCAATTGACTTAGATCCAGCGGAATTTGATGCATTAGCTACAATTACTAAAAAGCTTCTTAAACGAACAGGTGTGAAAATTGAACAAATCGTTATTGATGAATTGAAAAAAGCGTATGTACGTAAAGAAATAAATTTCATGTTCCGAGGTAATGATGTTGGAAATGAAAACCCTGGGGCTCTGGCTAAAAAATCAGTTCCGTTTTATGAAACTGTACCTGTAAAGGTGGGAGAAGCAGGTTGGTCTCAAGTTTTACAAGATGAATTAACAATTATGACTGGTGTACCAGTTACGGAAGTAATTAAGAAGGCGAAATGGATTGTAAACCGTGCAGCGTATAATCTTTTAAATCGAATGACGGATGTCAATGGTCGTAAATTACTTACAAAAACAAATGGCATTTATGAATACGATGGATTCCCACTTGATTTCACAGATGCAGCAAATAAATCAGATACGGACGTTACAACGCCTGTATTCTACTTTGGCGATTTCAGTGCCTTCCACATTCAAGAAGTTAAGGGTGGTATGGAACTTCAAAAGTTAATTGAAAAATACGCTGGAACAAACCAGGTTGGATTCCAAATTTACAACCTTATCGATGGACAGTTGATTTATTCTCCATTCGAACCAGCTGTTTACCGTTATGAAGTTGGTGAAGTTAAGCCAGGTGCTTAATATGGATGAATTAATTGAGAAATTAAAATCACATATTCATTGGGAAGAGGGCATGGACGATTCTTTGCTCTCTTTTTATTTAACTAATGCACAAAGGTATGTTCAGAATGCGACAGGCTCACAGACCGAATACTTAGTGATTATGGTTGCCGGCATTATGTATGAATATCGTGTATCTGAAAAGGAATTAGAGCAAGCACTCAATGCAATGACTCCTTTCTTTGTCCAGGAGGTGTTTAGCGATGCCGAAGAGACAGACAAATAAACTCAAATGGCTGGGGGAGCTACTTAAATTAGGAGAGACCATTGATCCGGACACAGACCGTGTAGTTATGGGGTATCCGAAAGTTCGTAACATGAAATATAACAACATTGGAGTTACGGCCACAGATAAATTTACAACGAAAGATACGAATGAAATTGTAAAGAAAATTGAAGTTCGTATTGATCGGGAGATTGAAAACAATCAAAAGGATTACCGTGTAAAAGTTGGTGGCCGTATTTACGATATTGAGCGTATTTATGTAAAAGAAGAAGACCGACTGATGGAGGTGTCACTGTCTTATGCAAATTAATTTTGAACAGTTACGAACGCTTATGAAGCAATCTGGCATGCCAGTTTCTCGTGATAGTGCTCCTACGGGAGAGGATTACCCTTATATTGTGTATGAATTTGTGAATGAACGACATAAAAGGGCTTCTAATAAGGTCTTAAAGTCTATGCCACTTTATCAGATTGCAGTTATTTCAAAAGGTACTGAAAAGGATTATGAACCGTTAAAGGCTGTTTTTAATGATGCTGGCGTGTTCTACGATTCATTTGAGGGCTATCCCTATGATGAGAACGACGATACTATCACGCAGTTTATAACGTATGTGAGGTGTATCCAGTAATGGCTTCTAATAACAATGGTTTTGCTGATGCTTTGGAAGATATCAATACATTATTACGAGTAAATAAAAAAGTCGAACTAGATGTATTAGACGACGCAGCGAAGTATTTTGCCGCAGAATTAAAAAAGCGTATCAAAATGTCGAATAAGAATAAACAAACACATTTGAAAAATAGCTTAAAAGTTGTTGTAAAGAATGATCGTGTATCTGTGGAATTTGAGGATGCAGCATGGTATTGGTACCTAGCTGAACATGGCCATAAAAAAGCAAATGGAAAAGGTCGTGTAAAAGGTCTTCATTTTTCTCAAAACACTTTTGATGCAGAAGGCGACAAAATCGCCGATATTATGGCACAAAAAATATTAGATAGAATGTGAGGAAAATAAATATGCCAACTGTAAATAAGGAGATTCAATATACTGTAGGTGTTGAAGAATTATATATTTGCATGATGGAAGGCGATGAAACACCTGATGCACTTCCTACTTATGAAGAAGATATTTATAAACAAACGAATATTTCGGATGTGACGATTTCTACTACATCCACAAACTTTACGAAATGGGCTTCTAACAAAAAAATCATTAATATTGTCAAAAATACAGCGTTCGGACTAGCGTTTAACTTAGCTGGTTTGAATCGTGAGGTAAAAGATAAAATCTTTGCTAAAGAAAGAACGAAAGGTGTTTCTTTCGAAACCGCAAAGGCTAAAGAATATCCTAAGTTTGCAGTTGGTCTCCCGTTCCCACTTAATGATGGGACCAAACTTGTACGTTGGTATCCTAAATGTACAGTAGCACCAGTAGAGGAATCTTGGAAAACTCAAAATGAAGAAATGACTGTGGATGATACTGCATATACGATTACAGCAGACCCATTACTATACAATGATACTACGATGGCCG